TCAAATGACCAGTTTTTTCCATTCCTTACCGCGTGCGTCGTTGTAAATATCGGTCATTTTTTGATTCGAATGGCCTAGCAAAATTTTGGTATCAACCCCCTGCTCTCTGAACAATCGCTCTGATAAAGATCTCTGCTCATGGAAAGAGGGTGGGGTGCCATTAGCACGCCAGTTGTAATCCACAGAATCCCGGGCTTTTTTAAATGCAACGGTTAATGTTGCTGGCTTAACCATCCCGCCGCGCTTAGCTGTCCCTTTCGCGTGATGGTGGTGCAATAGCCACGGACTAAGAACGCAATCGCGGCAGGATGACACTACATCATCCAGGGTGAGATTTAATTTATCGCAACGCAGAGCCAGAGGGATGGCAATCCGGGTTCCTGTTTTTTGCTGTTCGACATGAAGATAACCATCCCGGATATCCGAAAATTGCATTTTGCAAATATCTGAAAGGCGCTGGCCTGTCATCAGTGCCAGCAGCATACCGCGCTGTAAAAAGTAACCATCCTTTTCCGCTGCGTTATAAATCATCATCCACTCATCAAAAGTCAGTCGCTGTCTTGATATCCGCACCTGCGGTTTTTTTGCCGATTCTGCAGGGTTAAAGCCTGGCGGGACATCGCCCGTTTGCTGAGCTTCCCGGAAAACATCGATCAGTACTTTCCTGAAAATTTGTCCCATTCTGTTATGTCCTCTGGCCTTGTACTCTTCCAGTACTGATACCACATCTTTTACGGTTATGGCATCTAACGGTCTGGTGCCAAAACGTTCATCAAATACCCTGAGAGGGGCCGCTTTCTGTTTCAGCGTGTTGAGTTTGATCTCGCCGTTTTCATATCTTTCCTGTTGAATTTTTCTGTAATTATTCAGAAAAATGGTAACGGTTGATGAACCGCCGGTATCACTAATAATTTTCTCCTGCAGACTGAGCATTTGTTCCATTTGCTGCCGGGCAAGACGGCTGTTCGCTTCTGCTGCAATAGTTTCTGCCAGTTTCTGGTCAATACTGCCGAGACCGTGATTTTTGCCTGTTATGGGATGCCTGTAACGCCAGTAAACTTTGTTATTTCTTTTGTCAAAATACGGAGATAATCCCGGAACATCGGTTTTATATTTTCGCGGGCGCGCCATCTTCCAGTATCCTCTTCAAAGCAGGGTGATCTGTGGCGATCACCTCCGGCTTGTTTACCATTCCGACAAAGCGAGCTTGCGGATCCACTCGCCAGCGTTTTCCAACTTTTTTGGGGAGAGGAAATATCATTCCGGCTTTAGCGTATTTACTTAACGTACTCGGAGTAGGGACCGGTTCACTGAATTCCTCTTTTGCCCACTCAGTGAGCAGAATAAGTCTTGCCATGAGCGTCGTTCGCTAATCATGGTCGCCGCCACTATAGCTGGTGGGCAACGACCGGGGTTGAACATTAAAAATCAGCCTGATTCGGGATCAGTTTTTGCCAGATAACTGAAACGTATTTTGCCTGGTAACGGGCGTCATCAAGTGCATTATGGCGCTCACCTTCGAATGGAATAGCCGTTCTGGCATCGAAGTCTATGGCTTTCCCCAGCTCAACGATTGTGCGTACATCGCGATCGTTGTAGTAACGCCACGGGCAGGGGATCCCCTGCCGTTCGTATGAACGGCGCAAAATCGTGTTGTCGAAGTTGGCTCCATTTCCCCAAACCTGAACAAAAAATTCACCGGAGTTTTCGTCGATAAATTCCCGCAATTGTAACAGTGCATCATCTAACGGGATTTCATCGGTCATAATGGCAGATTGCGCTTCGCGTGATTGCTTAAGCCACCATTTAATGGTGTCCCGATCAATGACTCCGCCAGCAGTTTCCAGATCGATAGTCTTACTAAATTCCGGTCCCATATCTCCGGTTTGCGGATCGAAAAATATTGCACCTATTGAGATGATCGGGGCATCAGGATTTTTTCCCATGGTTTCAAGGTCGATCATTAGATGGTCACACGTCCTGCTGGTGGATGTGACTTCTTGATGACCGTTCACCTTAATTGAGTGATCTGCCGTCTCGCCAGTTTCATTATCGCTATCGTGATGCTGATTGCCGCCAGTGTTCTCCTTGTGTGGATGTTCAGCGCCTTCCATTTCCTCCGGATCATCTTCCTGAACTTCAACCTGATACTCTTCATCGAATGTTTCCTGGTATGTTGCGTCGCCCATCACCGCGCCACAATCAGGGCAATTGCCGCCGCCGGTCTGACCGCAGGCGGTGCAGACTTTTTCCACTTCCTGTTGCGCCACTGGTTCAGGCTGTTTCGTTTCTGGTTCGTTTTGTTGCGTATTTGGGCTGTTTTGTTCCGCTTTCTGGTCGTTCTGTTCCGATTCATGCTGGTTCTGGTTTACAGAATCGCGGGTCTGGATCCCCTTAACCCATTTCGGATCATTCGGGGCGCTAATCCCTGCAACAAATTCTCCGCGAGAGGCAGCAAGCAACTTATCGGCGTCAGGCTGGCTGATATTGGCTGCCTGCATAATTTTGTTTACTTCGTCAGCGGTAACTTTTACCGGCTCTGGTTGTGCGGTCGTGTCAGATGCACCAGTATTTTGTTGTGAACCTGAGTATGTACTGTTTTTGCGGGCGAAATATTCTTCTTTCGTGATTTCAGTAGCCCCGGCAGCCAGCGCCTTATCCAGACCAGAAAGTTTGTTTGCGCGACCGTATTTTTCGCCATCCTTGTCGGTGAAGAGGAAGTAGAACGGCCCCTCACGCTCTACAGATGGTTCGACTTCCACTTTGCATTCGGTTTTTTCGTTGTCCGGAATTGCCGTTTCCACTGCATCAGTTTCTGGTACTGGCGACGAGAGAGTATCAGTTGCGCTCTGATTTGTTCCTTCATCTTCAAACACGCCCTTTGTAGTCAGGTATTCAGTAATGTATTTGTTCAGTGCCACAGGGTCTTTGTGAATGTCGATCGGACGTTCACGGACAAGGCCAAAAATAGTCTGGCGGTCGTAGCGAAGGGCATCAGGCTGTTTGCGCATTGATGCCGAGATACGCTTCCAGTCTTCGCGGTCGTTGTCGATAACTTCATTTTTTGCCCAGCGATGGATGCTGCCGTCAATGTTTCCGGCATCCACATCACCAGGCCAGAGAGCGTAGGCCAGTTCGTCATCCAGTGTTTTCCATGTCTGCTTGTATTCGCGATGAATGGCAGCAATGACCGGGCTGATTTTTCCTGTTGAATTTTCAGTGTGCTGTTGATTGGCTCTGGCGCGGGCGAGATCAACAACAGACGTGTATTTTCCGGTTTCCTTGCGTTCACCTTCGCGACGTTTTTTCCAGATGCGCATCTCTGCCTGAATTTCGGGCCATTTGGCACCAGGCTTACATTTATGCTTAACCCACCCGATGGCATGCAGCTTAAGCTCCGGATACATGGCGTTAACTTCTGGCATTTTCATCAACGCTTCAACGATATGTCCGTCGAATGTTGCCATGTCTTCCTGCAACAATTCCTGTGCGCTAATAACCATATCAACGGTGATGTTTTCACATGTGTCGAACTTAACCATGACAGCGTTCTGTACTTCAGGGGCCAGCTTGTCAAAAGTGACGTTCATCGGATCGGATTCAGTCTCAACCGGGACAAAAGAAGCAGACTCCTCATCCCAGCGGTTTTCCTGCATATATTCAGCATCCCATGAATCGAGGGCAGGGCGGGGTATGCCAGGTTTATCCTCGCAGACAATAAATTTATAAGCGCAGTCCTGAGCAGCCGGATAATGTTCCAGGAATTGCCAGTGAAATTTTGCTCGAGCACGGCGTTCGTCGCCAGCTTCAATGGCTGTGGCTACAGCCACAGCGCCTTCTTCCCTTGTTGCCAGTTCGTCAGGAATAGCGGCGCAAATAAAGACTTTACTCATTTTGTTTTAACCTCATGACAGATTTAAGGATGAACAAATCCCTGCCATTGCTGGCATATAAGAATGAAACCGGATATTTATTACGGAACTGTTTTAAAGACCTGCCGGGATTTCGATATTATCCTGGTGAATAACTTTATCGACCGGGTAACAGTTACCGGGAGTTTTCTGTTCGGTTGCTGCAGTCATACACTCCTGCATTGTCCTGTGAACACTGACTGCAATATCAACTGGCACTCCGGAAACAAGAAAAACTGTCAGAACAAGCGCAAATGCTGAATTCATTGTGCACATCCTTTTGGCATCAGACGTAAACGAGCCAGCATTGAAACAATGCATATTTTATTTAATAGCTCCCGTTCTTGTTTTCTCTTGTTAATGGCATCTTCAGTAAATACAGGGTTACTGATAGTGACACCAATTTCAAAACAACCTTCAGACGTATTAACGTTTGGTAATAACGTTTTCATTATCGCGTCCTCAACAATGAATTTTGTGATGCAGTGCCTGGTGCCTCCAGGTGACGTTAACCAGTTAACAATTAACGTCGGATACAGAGAATCCACCCATAACACTGTTTTTGGTTTTAACTGTTCCGCGTGCGCTTAGCCGCATTCACCGCATCACAAAATTCACTTTAAAAACGGCGGCAGAGCAGTCACGGAGTAAAACTGATACCGCCAAACGTTACCAGAAAATTGATAACAGAGGGCGTTGCAGCGGGGTTGTCACTTAAGCGTATGGTCAACCTGACAACTCGGTGTCCTCAACAGGGAAGGAATAACCCCGCCATACTTACCGCCGCGCCATTTTGCGGGTTGCCACAACCGGAAGCGCACGGTCGAATTAAATTTAACGACACCGTACAGTGAGACGAACTTCGCCGTGCGCTTTCGTGTTGTGTGCCTGCTTTTAACCACGTCAGGCGAGGTGGTATCCTTAAAATCACCACAGTTTTAAGGATTCATTAAGCAATGTCGCAACCACCAATAAATCCGCTTAAGAACATGAAAATTGATTACTGGTATAAAGCGCTTACAGTTGTTGGCGCTGCGTTGTTTGTCTTTAATGGAACGTCTTTTTTTGACAGATATCCCGTTGTTCCATTGGGTTTTTTGTCCTCCGGCATCTTTTTTATTGGTTTGGGGGAGTGGATTAATCACCCTCTCAAAGTGAGATTTATTGGTCCTGGAGTTTGGACTCGTGGATATAATCGTTCTTCGTGCGCACTCGGTATCATCTTCGACATACTTGGTTGTTTCCTGATTGTTACAAGAGTCGTCAAGTTCTTCTGATGTAAAACCGCAAATGGGGCACGTAACGGGAATTTTGAAAAGCGTTTCTCCGGGTTCCAGAACAAAATTTTCTGCGGTCTGATTTTGCTTCTCATATTTGTGCTCCGCGTCATTGTGAGAGCACATTCTTATTCTGAGTGCCTGTTTAAACTCACTGAAGCTGAGAGCTTCTTCGCCTTCGGCAAGGCCTTCGAAGTATTCTTCGTAAGCCTTTTCCATGATTGTGTCGAAATCCATATTACTCACCTGAGTTTCTTTCCAGCCAGCGACGGGCACCATTTTCGGTTTTAAACGTTTTGCTTTTGGTATACGTCATCGCGGTGAACGTGCCGTCCTGGTTGGGGAACACGCCGCACACCAGAGATTCGCTGTTGCCAAGATCGATAGTATCCATATTGACCTCATTTCCCCTTAACGCCGGGGTAGCGGAACTGTTTGCTGAGAACACCGTGCGGTGTCTTGATGGAGATTAATTTAGAATGACCTAACAGATGTGGCAAGTGTTTTTTGTTAGATTGATCTAACAAGAAGAGTGAGGGAATCTAAGTGTCTGAAAGGAGTGTTATTTTATTGATTTGTTTTTACGTGCTTTAAGCATTTCTTCGAAGAGTTTATTGAAATTCTCTACTCTTGCGCGCATTTCAGACAGCAAGGCTTCCTGCTCGGAGGATGGAAGAGCATCGAATAATTCGATCAATTCTTTGTGGCTGGGAGTTAACTCGGTTTCCACATGAAGTTCTTGTGCTGGCACTGGTGCCTTGTCTTCGTCACCAAACATTAGCCATGTAGGCGAGCACTTCAGCGCATCAGCTAAAGCAAACAACCGCTTCCCGACTGGTTGGGTTTCGTCTCTTTCCCATTGTGAAATTGTGACGTGAGCTACCCCAGCGAGGCGAGCGGCTTCTCGTTGTGTTAGGCGTAATTCTTTTCGTCGTGCCAGAACTCGCTGGCCTAGGGTTCTTGTATCCATAGTTAGGTAATTCTAATTTTTCTTGACTTAGGTATCCCGCGCACATTACTGTTAGAAATATCTAACAAGAGGGGGCTTTGATGCTTAAAGTTGACGCAATTACTTTTTTTGGCAGCAAAACAAAGCTTGCCAATGCCGCAGGAGTGAAACTGGCAAGTGTTGCTGCATGGGGTGAACTGGTTCCTGAAGGTCGCGCGATGCGCCTGCAAGAGGCATCCGGCGGGGAACTTCAGTACGACCCCAAAGTTTATGACGAATATCGTAAGGCAAAGCGGGCGGGGCGGTTGAACAATGAAAATCACCCCTGAACAGGTTTGTGAGGCTCTGGATGCCTGGGTATGCCGACCAGGAATGACACAGGAGCAGGCGACGATATTAATCACGGAAGCATTCTGGACTCTGAAAGAACGCCCGAACATCGATGTTCAGCGTGTCATAGATGAAGGTGGCGCGGTTGATCAGCGAGCGCTTGGCGTTAATCGAGTGAAGATATTCGAACGCTGGAAGGCTATCGACACCAGGGATAAGCGTGAAAAGTTCACGGCGCTAGTGCCTGCAATTATGGAGGCTATCCGGATTAATGATTTCAGGTTGTATCGTGAAATTAGTGACGGAAAAAGCATCACGTACATGATCGCCGGGTTAAACAAAGAATATGGCGATGTGGTGGAGTCCGGACTGCTTTTTGCTGATCCTGCCGTAGTGGATCGTGAAACTGACGAACTTATAGAAAAAGCAATTGCTTTCAAACTTGCGTATCGACAGCAATACCAACAAAAAGCTGGATGGAATTATGAGCCTTCTTTTTGCTGAACGCCCACTGGTTATAAACACACAGCTTGCGATGAAGATTGGCTTAAATGAAGCCATTGTGTTGCAGCAGTTGCATTACTGGTTGAGAGATACCAATTCCGGCATGGAATGTGATGGTGTTCGCTGGATTTACAACACAACGGAACAATGGCTGGAACAGTTCCCATTCTGGTCAGAGTCAACGTTAAAGCGCGCGTTTGCAAGTCTGAAAACGCTGGGGCTTTTGCGTTGTGAAAAGCTCAATAAATCAAAGCGCGATATGACCAATTTCTACACGATTAACTATGGGAGCGAGCTTTTAGATGATGGCAAATTGAGCGAATCCATCGGTTCAAAATGCGCCGCTCCATCAGGTCAAAATGACACGATGGAAGAGGTCAAAATGAAACGCTCCATTGGTTCAAAACGACCCAATGTCATCGGGTCAAAATGGCCCGATGATCCTACAGAGAATACAACAGAGATTACTACAGAGAATAAAAACACTTTTCGTCCGGAAGCTTCGCAACCGGACCCGCAGACGGCTGAACAGGATTTTTTAATCCGGCACCCTGGCGCAGTTGTGTTTAGTGCGAAAAAACGCCAGTGGGGTAGCCAGGAGGATCTGGCGTGTGCGCAGTGGATATGGGGGCGGATCGTGGGTCTCTACGAACAGGCCGCAAGTGATGATGGCGAGATCATGCGACCAAAAGAGCCTAACTGGACTGTCTGGGCCAATGATGTGCGCACAATGCGGATGCTGGATGGCAGAAGCCACAGACAAATTTGTGAAATGTTTGGTCGGGTACAGCGGGATCCATTCTGGGTAAAAAACATCATGAGCCCGTCAAAGCTCCGCGAAAAATGGGACGAACTGGTCATCCGCCTGGGGCGTTCACCTGTACAGCGTTGTGTTAATCATATTTCTGAACCGGATACAGAAATTCCGCCTGGTTTCAGAGGATAAGTTTTGATTTCAGGTCATGAGGTAATTTTAAGGGGGACTTGTGGCAAAAGTTTTTACACAAGAAGAGCGGGAAAAAATCAAGGGGCAGGTTGTTGAGCTAGTACGCCGGAGTGGGCGCGAGACGTTACGGCAACTGGAAGCCAAGACAGGTGCGACAAGATATCTGATGAGCGTTCTCGCCAGAGAGCTGGTTGCCAGTGGTGATGTATATAACTCTGGCTACGGGTTATTCCCGTCTGAACAGGCTCGTAAGGACTGGCAAAACGCCCGCAAAAAACTCTCGAGGGCAAAGGCGAAGAAAACATCTGTGGTTGATCCGGACCTTATCTGGTCATTACCTGACGGAGAAATACGTCGTTATGACAGGCACCAAAACATAATTTGCTGTGAGTGCCGGAAGAGCGAAGTTATGCAGCGCATACTGGCATTTTATCAGTGAAATTTTCGTTATTTATAGACGTAACTAGATTAAAGAGCATTAGTTCAGATGTGAATTGACATTTTCACGGCACAGGATTGAGCTAGCGTGGTTGTCTGCTTTGCGTCAAAAGCAGATATTACCAGATTTAGACATCTATTCCCGATAGCCCTGCTCTGATGCTACACTCTGTGCTATTTTCATGACCCCAATAAAAATATTTATGACTATTGCTGATTTCAAACGGCCTAAATTGGAGCTCCCAAACGGGGCAAACAAACTACTACTGCACTCTTGCTGTGCTCCATGTTCCGGTGAAGTGATGGAGGCGCTTCAGGCCTCGGGAATCGACTATACCATCTTTTTCTACAACCCGAACATTCATCCTCAGAAAGAGTATTTAATTCGTAAGGATGAGAATATTCGCTTTGCTGAACAACACGGCGTGCCATTTATTGATGCTGATTACGACACAGACAACTGGTTTGAACGTGCCAAAGGAATGGAATGGGAGCCCGAGAGGGGGATCCGTTGTACCATGTGTTTTGACATGCGTTTTGAGCGGACAGCGCTGTACGCTGCTGAAAATGGTTTCAGTGTGATCAGCAGTTCACTGGGCATTTCACGCTGGAAAAATATGCAGCAGGTTAACGACTGTGGGCGGCGAGCCGTCGCGCATTATCCGGGCATGGTGTACTGGGATTATAACTGGCGCAAGCAGGGCGGCTCGTCCCGCATGATTGAAATCAGCAAGCGCGAAAAATTCTATCAGCAGGAATATTGTGGCTGTGTGTATTCTCTGCGCGATACCAATCTACACCGCAAATCTCAGGGACGCCCTCTTATCAAAATTGGTCAACTCCACTACGATAAAGAAGAGAAGGAGTGATTTTATGGAGCACCTTTCTTATTGATTTCATATTGGCGAGGTAGCGGGAGTTAAGTAAAATTGCTGCGGGTGCTTGAGGTTGTCTGTCTCAGGCATCCGCAGAAAAATCAGCAAAATGCTCGTTTTATGCACAATTGTAGGATGGTAATCTGATGCATAATTATTCGAAATAACATAAAATACTAGACGTGTAGGCTGTGGGGTAGTTATGAGAGTAAATAAACTACATTTAGGTGCTAGAGTTTCGCTATTTATAGTGTCATACCTTCCCCTATTCTTTATCATGTGTTTTGTGCAATTGTATACTTATAGAAGCTATTTAAATTGGAAAGGTATAAGTGTTGAATCATTAACTATTTTCTTTAAATACTTTGGCGCGGTCAGTGTCATTGGTGTATTATCATTATTTGGTATTGTAGGATTAACAATTTTTTTAAAAAATATAAAACGTCGATGCGCCACTAGTGGTAGAACTGTAAGAGTTATAGATATTGAAAATAAAAACAATGAATCAATAAGCTATCTTTTTACATATATAATTCCGTTTGTATTTCAGGATCTATCCACTTTAACTAATGTTATACCTATAGCAATATTGTTAACGGTAACGGCTTTAATATATATTAATTCAAGCATGATACTTATAAATCCTACAATAAGTATTAATTATACTTTATATCAAGTTACATATTTGGATTTAGAAAGCGACAAAAAACGCACTGGTATGGTTTTGACTAAATCAAAGTATTTGGAGGAAGATGATCTTCTTGATGTTGAGGACGTGGGCCCAAAACTTTTTTATGCTGAATCCCATAAGGAATGAAAATGTTAAAGCTTGAAGAATTATTAGAGTATGCTGAGCAACTTAAGGATGATGATGCGGCGAAAATATCGTTGTATTTCATTACTAGACATCTTAAAGCGGGTATGAGTAGAACCGCAAGAGTTGTTGATAAATTCGATTTTAAAATCATAAAAGCTCCAATCGCTCCAGATATTGCTAAATTTTTTAAGTATACTTTATCAAACCAGATTATTTCTCATGCTTCGAAAGATGATATTGTGATGAAAAAGTATACTGTTATTGATGATGATATTGATAATAAGATTTATGCCTATGCTATGAATAACGCGATATCGTTTTCAAAAGTTATTAATAACGATATAAAGAATGATAAACCAGTTGTACTTACCTCTCTTGCTGAGGTTCAGAATGATTTGTGGGCCTATTGTATTAAAGTCCAAAAGGGGGCTGACGTCACTTATTCTTTCCGAAAAATCAGCAGGGGGAAAGTCACAACAAATGAACCACAAAATATGACTCAGCGCGTATTCGCTTTGTTTGATAAAACAGATAAAGAGTTAAGATCATTTGATGGCAGCGCAGTCAATTTTGATGACAAAATCGATTGTATTTATATAAAAGATCAATTTTATGTATTTCATAAGAAAAGTTTTGAGGCTATTGTAGGCTTGGAGGTTGAGTTTACAGAAGCTGCACAAAAAACATTAAATACAATTAAAGAACTTGATCTTATTGAAGGTTTAGATGTTATTGAACAAGCTATTCTTCATAAGCCATCACTGAGAAAAATTCTCACTCATATCGCTGAGAAAGGTAACCATACGGCTCTGGAAAAGAATGATGTTCAAGCTATGAATGATGTGCTAAAAATGTTTCAGAACGAAGAGTTTAAGACCAATGAGCATGGTAAATTAGTCATAGAAGATGAGAGGCAAGGAAGAAACTTTCTCAAACTGTTAAATGATTATTATAAACAAGGCATGACTACAAAAAAATACTATGGTACGGATAGCGGAAATGTGATTAACCCTATTAAGGCGTAAAGCATATACTATATCTGGAACTGAAATACCAGCCGCCATCAGAAAGAACTGATGGGGCTTACAAATAGTAAGTAAATATAAAATGTTAAGGTATTTTTCATGCAAAAATGAAAATCATTGGCACAAATTAGAAACTAAGTAAATTGCTAATACTAATAACTTATTATTCTACTTACTATTTGCATGGAGTTGTTGTGAATTGCTGGAAAGGTGGGTAATGTTTTTGTAGAATCACGGCGGGTGCTTGAGGCTATCTGCCTCGGGCACGAACACCAAAGGCAGATAGAGAAAAGCCCCAGTTAACATTACGCGTCCTGCAAGACGCTTAACATTAATCTGAGGCCAATTTCATGCTAGACACATGTAGGTTAGCCTCTTACGTGCCGAAAGGCAAGGAGAAGCAGGCTATGAAGCAGCAAAAGGCGATGTTAATCGCCCTGATCGTCATCTGTTTAACCGTCATAGTGACGGCACTGGTAACGAGGAAAGACCTCTGCGAGGTACGAATCCGAACCGGCCAGACGGAGGTCGCTGTCTTCACAGCTTACGAACCTGAGGAGTAAGAGACCCGGCGAGGGAGAAATCCCTCGCCACCTCTGATGTGACAGGCATCCTCAACGCACCCGCACTTAACCCGCTTCGGCGGGTTTTTGTTTTTATTTTCAACGCGTTTGAAGTTCTGGACGGTGCCGGAATAGAATCAAAAATACTTAAGTAGCGCGCAGGGATAAGAGGGATGGTCCCTTAAAGGGGAGAGCTAATTATCCGGAAGGATTCTGATGATGAACATCGAAGAACTGCGTAAAATTTTTTGTGAAGATGGCCTCTATGCTGTGTGCGTTGAAAATGGAAATATTGTTAGTCATTACCGCATTGTGTGTTTGCAAAAAAATGGGGCTGCGTTAATTAATTTTGTGGATGCCCGAGTGACGGACGGATTTATCTTGCGCGACGGTGAGTTTGTCACTTCATTACAGGTATTGAAAGAGATCGGAATAAAAGCTGGCTTTTCTGCTTTTTCAGAAGAATAAACTCATCTACAATCTTGCGCGGGGCTGAACTCCCGCTGAGTAACACCGTGCCACCGGAGAAAACCGATGGCACGCAACGCAAAATATTACAAACATGATAATTCGACCGTTCTTGCCCACACGCACGAGCGGTATTCTCACGCATTTAAGTCAGACTGGTACCAGCATCCCCCATGCACTGAAGAACAGGCCGAATGGCTCATTCAGTGTTACCGCAGGCGCGGATGCGAGGTTAAAAAAGCCCTTAGCCTCGACTACCGTCACTGGATAATCTCCGTCAGGCTTCCTTACTCCGAACGCCCACCGCGTCCGTCCCGCACATTCCAGCAACGCATCTGGAGGTAACGTGCGGGTATTACTTCGACCTGTTCTGGTACCGGAACTCGGGCTGGTGATCGTTAAGCCGGGCCGTGAATCCATGCCGGTATTCCACAATACCCGGGTACTGGTGGAGCCGGAACCGAAAAGCATGCGTAATCTGCCGTCCGGGGTCGTTCCTGCCGTTCGCCAGCCGCTGGCGGAGGATAAATCATTACTGCCATTTTTCAGCGACGAACGAGTGATTCGTGCTGCTGGTGGTGCTGGCGCATTGTCTGACTGGTTACTGCGCCATGTTAAATCCTGCCAGTGGCCACACGGCGATTATCACCACAGTGAAACCGTCATTCACCGTTATGGTACCGGCGCAATGGTGTTGTGCTGGCACTGCGATAACCAGCTGCGCGACCAGACCTCCGAATCACTCGGGCAACTTGCTCACCAAAACCTGTCTGCATGGATGATTGACGTCATACGCCATGCAATGAATGGCTCGCAGGAACGGGAATTATCGCTGGCTGAATTATCCTGGTGGGCGGTCCGCAATCAGGTGGCGGACGCGCTACCGGAAGCGGTATTACGTCGTTCGCTGGGGTTGCGTGCGGAAAAAATCCGCTCAATGTACCGTGAAAGCGACATCGTACCGGGAGAGCAGACCGCCACCAGCATACTGAAGCAGCGCACAAAAAATCTTGCGCCGCTGCCTCACGCCCACCAGCAAAACCCGCCACAGGAAAAGACGGTGGTCAGCATTGCCGTTGATCCGGAGTCACCGGCTCAGTATCTCCAGCGCCAGAAATCACAACGGGAAGAGATGCCTGTATACACGCGCTGGGTAAAAACGCAGAAATGCATGACGTGTGGCAATCAGGCAGATGATCCGCATCACATCATTGGTCATGGACTGGGAGGGATGGGAACAAAGGCTGATGATTTGTTTGTTATTCCGCTGTGCCGTAAATGCCATAGCGAACTACACGCCGGGGTAAAAGATTTTGAAGAAAAACACGGCAGCCAGCTGTTGTTGCTGATTCGTTTTTTAATGCACGCGAGAAATTCGGGTGTTCTGAAGTGGAAAGCATAAATGACTGAACGCATAGAATTTGTTTTGCCTTACCCGCCAACGGTGAACACTTACTGGCGACGTCGTGGCAGCACATATTTTGTATCAAAAGTCGGTGAGCGTTATCGCCGTGATGTGGCGCTTATTGTTCGCCAGCAGCAACTGAAATTAAACCTGTCCGGAAGGCCGGCAATAGAAATTATTGCAGAGCCACCGGATAAGCGCCGTCGTGACCTGGACAATATCCTGAAGGCACCACTGGATGTACTGACGCATGCGGGGCTGCTCATAGACGACGAGCAGTTTGATGAAATTAATATTGTGCGCGGTCAGCTTGTTCCTGGTGGGCGGTTGGGGATAAAAATCACAGAACTGGAGTACGCATGAATAACCAGTATTTACAGTTTGTTCGTGAGCAACTCATGATTGCCACCGCCGATTTGAGTGGATCAACAAAAGGGCAGCTTGAGGCCTGGCAGGAGAATGCCATGTTTGATACAGGGCGTTACAGGCGTAAAAAAATCCGGTACCGCGATGAAGTGACTGGAAAAATGATAACGCGGGATAATCCACCAATCCCGGGAAAGCAATCGCTGGCGAAGGGGGTGTCAATTCCTCTCGTCAGTCCGGTTGAGTTTTCGACATCATCGTGGCGGCGGGCTGTTCTGTCTCTTGAAGAACATCATAAAGCCTGGTTGTTGTGGTGTTACAGCGGGAGTATTTGTTGGGAATATCAGATCGCGATAACGCAGTGGGTGTGGAATGAATTTAAAACCCGGTACGGCACCAGAAAAATTGCAGGGAAAACGCAGGAGCGCGTGAAGAAGTTGATCTGGCTGGCGGCACAGGATGTCAGAGGATGGATTACCGGGTGTGAGGTCTACCAGAGACAGGAGCTTGCCAGACTGTGTGGAGTTAAGCCTGATAACTGGAGCCATAATTATGCGAACTACTGGCGTGAGATGTGCGATATTTTTAAGAGTCTCGATAGAGAATCTGTGATTTGCACCGTGAAAATAAGAGCGCAACAAAAAGCGACTTTTTCACGACGAGATATTGCAAAAGTCAATTAAATAGCGTACGTTTCGTATAAATCTGATATTTTGCCGATTTTGTACGCGATGGCAAAGTAAGAAAAAAAACTGCCGTCAGGCGGTTTTTTTTTATGCCCAAAATCGCGTCAGTACAGTAAACACGCTGGTGGTTGCGAATACGGGTCTTTCAGCTTGCTGGCTTTTTCGACAAGAGTTATTGGTATGTCACGTTAACCGGAAAAAGGAAAAAGACATGCTAAAACAGCAGGATATGACAGAAACCGCCAGAGTGGTGTTTAATGAATTAAGCGTTACCGAACCGGCGACAGTCGGGGAGATAGCGCAGAATACTTACCTTTCACGCGAACGCTGCCAGTTAATACTGACTCAGCTGGTTATGGCGGGTCTGGCAGACTATCAGTTCGGTTGTTACAGACGCCTTCCGCAGTGA